CGATAAATAACTTAGCAGATAACGAAACTGAGAAGCTTCAAACTTTATTTGGTGAAGTTAAAATTGTTGAAAAAGAACACGAAGACATTTTGGCATCCATCGAAGAGGCAAAGGGATACGAACGAAAGAAACGAGGATATGAATTATATCTTGATGCAGTTAAACGTGATGGTATTTCATATGAACTTATTTCCAAAACAATACCGAGTATTGAAAGTGAAGTTAATAACATTCTTTCTCAAATTGTTGATTTCGGAATGCAATTAGAAATGGACGGAAAGCATATCTACTCAAAGATAACATACGAGGATCGTCATTGGCCACTTGAAATGTGTAGTGGAATGGAACGTTTCATCAGCAGTATCGCAATGCGTGTGGCACTTATCAACGTGAGTAGTTTACCACGTTCCAATTTCCTTGTTATTGACGAGGGGTGGGGTTCGTTAGACGGAGACAACATAAGTAGTGTATTCAATCTGTTTACCTATTTAAAGGGGCAGTTTGAGTTCGTAATGGTTATCAGTCATTTGGACGTTATGAGAGACATGGTAGACGAAATTATAGAAATCCAAAAAGAAGGTTCTTTCAGTAAGATAAAATACAAAGCATAAAACATATTTAGATATATATTTATTATGTACCTGAAGTGTATTTATGAACAATTCCGAAGAAAATCAAGAAACCCAAGAAGAAACCCTTATTAAAGCAGGATTGCGTAAAGGGTATTTCACACTTGTAGAGGGCGTATACGATCCTGGTATTTTAAAAGCAGTGTTTCTTGCCGGTGGACCTGGATCGGGAAAATCTGCAACTGTTAATACTTTGTTTGATCTAGCACCTCCTACTAAAAACCTGTCACCGAGTGGATTAAAGGTGGTGAATAGTGATCCTGCATTTGAAATACTTCTTAAAAAAGCAGGATACGATTTAAATCTTGCTAAAATGGATGATGAAACTTTTCAAAAAGTAACAAGTGATGATCCAAATAGTATACGTTCACGTGCAAAAAAAATAATGCTCAAACAATTTGAGTTATTCAAAGAAGGTAGACTTGGAGTCATTGTTGACGGAACTGGTGATAATTACGATAAAATATCAAAACAAAAGAAGGCTTTAGAAAAACTTGGTTATGATTGTTATATGGTATTTGTAAATACATCTCTTGATGTTGCTCAAAAAAGAAATGCGGCCCGAGAACGAAAATTGAAACGATCATTAGTTAAAGATATTTGGACAGATGTTCAAAAAAACCTTGGATCATTTCAAAATACATTCGGTAAAAACTTTGTAATAATTGATAATTCAGAAGATACACGAAGTAAAACTAAACCAGGAAGATTAGATTTAGTTCCTCATGTATTAAAAGCAACTGCACGATTTATATCAAAACCCATTCGCAATCCTATTGGAAAAAAATGGATTAGAATGATGATGGCACATGATAAAATGACTAAAAGTGGTGATAAACGAAACCGAGTAAATGAAGAACTTGATATGGTGTCAATGGAAAGTGTTGTTTTGCCTATGGATTTGGAAAGGCATTTAAGTCGTTCGATTCATGTCATAAATAAGTTTAAGTTAAATGAAAAGAGAAATCTCGCGGTGTTATCCAGGTTAGTAGAAAGTTTAAATCTCAGTAGAAATCAAATGGTGAAATATTTTCATCACATTAGAACTTTGAAGTTCAAAGGAGAAACTGATTGATGTTTGATAAACTTATAGACGAATTAATTTCAGAAGATAAGTTGGGAGAGGCTTGGCATCTTGAAATGGCCCCCATCCATGCTCGTTATAGTTTTTCCTCAAAAAAACATGGAAATGAAAATTGGGCAGTTGCACTCGCAACTAAACTTGTAAAAAAAGAAAAAGACGATTTTAAGTTTATAGGAGTATTCAGTGAAGGAGAAACAAGTGAGGGTCCTGTTGTAGATGGATATATATTCCATTGTACCGAAGAGTATTTAAGTAAAGCACCTCATATGCATCGGGATAAACGCAAAGCGTGTAAACGGCATCTTAAAACAGGCAACATAGAAGAATATCTTGAGGACTGAGCATGAGCATCAAAGAATACAAAAGATACAAAGATGATCCGTTTTGGATGAAGTCAAAATACGATGGAGTTTCTGGTGAACAAAGATTACCAGTTCAACGTAGATTACGTAAAGGTGAAGTAAAATTTAAGAAGGGTGATGAAATACTTTATTACCCAAAAGGAAAAGTAATATTAGTAGGAAAAAAAGCAGAGCAAGCATATCGTGACTTTCAAGCAGCTGCTTCCGATGAAGATTTTTATATGTCTCAATATGAGGAGTCCACCATGAAAAAAGAAACAAACGAAATTAAAATTACAAGTGATGAGTATAAAAAGGCAATCAACTTTATGTCTGACTTACATTCAAGTATCCTAAAAGCAAAAGACAAAGTTGTTAAGTTTTTACAAAGAAAGGGATTTGATGAAATGGCAGACGAACTTATGGCAATGTCCAAAGGCGAATTTAATAAATTTGTACAAAGACGGGTGTATGAACATAAACTTCGTAAACAAATCCGCACTATATTGTCAGAAATTCTTAATAAATGAACGAAAGAATGTCAGAATTGCTATCTGAAGATTTAGCAACCTATATGGTTGACGATATCTTACAAGAAGCAAAAATTAAAAAAGTAATCGGCATTTATCCAGGTAGATTTCAACCTGCTGGTATTCACCATTACAAAACATACAAGTGGTTAGATGGTAAGTTTGATAAAGCATATGTAGCAACAAGTGACAAAACAGATTCTACAAAAAGTCCATTGAATTTTAAAGAAAAGAAAATGATATGGACAAAGCACAAAGTAAAAAATGTGGTCAAGGTTAAAAATCCATATGTGTGTGAAGAACTTTTAAAAAAATATGATCCCAATACAACTGCCGTAGTTTATATTTTCGGTGAAAAAGATGCAGGAAGATTAAAAACAACTAAAGCAGACGGAACACCTGCTTACTATCAATCATACGAAGAAAATAAAAAAGATTTGAAACCATATGCTGAACATGGATATTTCATTGTTGCACCTCATGTAAGTATAAAAGTACTTGGCAAGGAAGTAAGTGGAACACGCATTCGTGATTTACTTGGAAGTCCTAAACATGATAAAATGACGAAAACTCGTGCATTTGAAGAATTGTTCGGTTGGTATGATGAAAAAATATTTAAATATTTAACCGACAAGTTCGCAACTCTTTTTGAAAACGAAGAGTTATTTGAAAGTTTTTTATACAAGTATTCTAATTTTGAAACATTTGTAGATAACATACCCGACATATTGAATGAAATAAGTGCAATTGGTCCAATGGGAATAAACATGGTTGATGATGGTCCTAGTATGTTTTATCCTGGTAAGTCATATGAAGGATACACAAATAAAAGAGCACAACAACTTGGATATGATCTACTTGACTATGTAGTAGGAAAGCACGGTTTAGGCAGAAACGCAGACTATCGTGAGTGGGGAAAATATACCGGACCAGTTCCTGCGGTTAGTTTTTATCCAGCAGGTGACATAGATTCCAAAACTCCAATGAACCAAATTGATACAGATGCATCAAAAACTGCTCACCAACAATGGGTTGGTTTTATCAACGGAGTTGCAGAAACTGCGGGATACAAGTTAGTTGATTTTCTTGGTTCGGAAAAGTCAATACGAACCAAAGATGAACATGGTGACGAAGATGTTAACGGAAATGTTCTTGATACACAAAAAGCAGAAGATGGTGATGAAATAGATAAAGGAGTAGATGGTCATGCTATCAAAGAAAGTAAACTTATATCAGAAGGAGGTGCAGCTGGTCACATGAGTCATCCATTTGATGATAAAGATTTAACTTTTGCTGACTTAAAAGAAATGATTCGTAGGTCGTTGGCAGGAGAACTTAATGTTGAAAAAGAAGTTACTGAAAAACTAGATGGTCAAAATTTAATGTTTTCTTGGAAAGATGGAAAGTTGGTCTCGGCGAGAAATCAAGGTCATTTAAAAAACGCAGGTGCTAATGCTCCAGATGTAACTGCATTTGAAAGTATATTTGCAGATCGTCCTGATAATATTCGTGACGCATTCGTATCCGCGGTCAAAGACTTAGAATCTGCAATTTCAAAGTTATCAGACGCACAAAAGAATAAAGTATTTAAAGAAGGTGAACGATTTATGAATATTGAGGTTATGACACCTGCCACACAGAATGTTATTCCTCAAAATGTAGATATGTTGGTTTTCCACGGAACACAGGCATACGATTCCGCAGGAAAAGCAGTTTCAGTAGATTCAGACGGAAACGACATAACAAGTGAATTAAAAGATTCTGCTCGTATGCTAAGTGGTATGCTCAAGCAAATCAATGCTGACGTTCAAAGTAGGTATTCTTTGAATGCACCAATTGTGGTGGAACTTCCTAAAAGTAAAACATTCGGAGATTCCTTTAAAAAATACTCTGCGATGCTTGACAAACTCAAAAAAGAATTTAAATTAAAAGACAACGATAAAGTAATGAAGTATCACGATGCGTGGTGGAGAAATCTTTTGAATAAGCAACAAAGCAAATTAAAAGAAATATTTCCTGCAAAGGTCTATGAAGCACTTATAGGTCGTTGGGCATACAATGATAAATCAAATAAGATCACAACGATACGCATGGATTTATCAGAACAACCCAAGTTAAAAGATTGGGTTAATAAATTTGAAAAAGAAGATATCGTAAAACAATTTGAAACAAATATGTGGCCGTTTCAATTCATATTTTTGAAACTTGGAGCAGAAGTTCTGCAAAATGTTAAAGGATTTGTGGCTGCTGGTGGAAGTGATGATATAGCAAAAGCACTCGATGCACACACTAAAACTTTAAAAGCAAAAAAGATTAGTTCGGTGGAATCTCCTGACAAGTTTAAAAAAGATATTGCAAAACTCTTCAAAAACCTTGATAGATTAACTGCTATCGGTGGATCAAAAGTCATCGCACCCAGTGAGGGGGTTGTATTTCAATACAAAGGTGGAACATATAAACTTACTGGAACATTTGCTCCCATAAATCAAATTATGGGAATAATGAGGTTTTAAAATGGATCAACAACACGAAAAGAAATTATCAATTGCAACTAGACGAAAACTTGCACGGGCTGCGAAACGTACTGCAAAAAAACGACAACTTAAAAAGAAACTTTTAGCAAAACGACCAAAATCAGTTGAAAAGTTAAAAAACAGTGCAAAAAAGGCTGCAAAAAATGTGTTGGTAAAAAAACTAACTGGTGGTAAGTCTTATTCTGATTTAAGTATGAGTCAAAAACAGACCATTGATAATAAATTGAAACCTGCGATTATTGCGAAAGTTGCAAAAAAATTGCTACCGAAGGTGAAAGCAAAGGAAAAGGAAAGACTCAAACGAATTAGACAAAAACCACAAAATGAAGAATTTGGTATCAGCAAGCACAAAATTGGTGGAGGAGAAATGAATGTATCGGGTGTTAAGCAAAAGCAAAATGGAAATGTAGAACCTTTAAAATTTGATAACGCAGACGATGCAAAAAAACATTCAAAACAGGTCGGTGGCAAAATAATTCAGGATCAAGATGGTACTTATTATGTAGAATTTACAAAAATAGATGGACCTGTTGATGAGGATTTTTACATGGAAAATACAGAAAAAGAAGAAAATACAAAAGAGTTAAAAGCAATGCTTGATATTGCGAAAATGCTTAGTGATAAAAGTCCATACTTCAAGGGTCGTGGTAGTAAAAAAGAATATATCAAGATGCTTGTTCATAAAATAAAAAAGTTGTCCGAATCAAAAAAACATAAGTTGATGACAAAAATGGATGCTTATAAAAAAGTTCGTAAAGAAACATTGCCCAAAAGCAGACCAATGAAGAGCAAAAAGTCATACGATAGAAAAGATTATAAAAAAGGGAAGTATGACTAAAACATGAGTTTCCTCGGATGTAGAGTCAAATATATACATTAATTGAATAGGGAGCATAATATGATCAAGTTGAATGGCAATGTTTATTTGACAGAAATGGAGATAGAACGTATAGTGACTGATACAGCAACACGATTTAGAACTTCACATCGTGCTATTTTACCAAAACAAGTGACATATTTAGACAGAGAATTTGTTGAAGCAATACAGAACGAAGCAAAAAACACAACATTGTCGGTGTTTTATTTATATGGATACGGAGAAAATTACGCAGCGGTTGATAAAATAACAAAAGCAATTGTAGATAGATTTAGAAAACTAGAAGAGTGTTGTAGTAAACTATATTTTATGCAGTACGACTTAACAGATTCTCAACGCAAACAACATAGAGTTCAGTATGAAAACTTTTTGATAAATGTTTTTTTAGAAGAATGTATATTAAATTTTAAAAAGTTATCATAATATTTGACAAACTCGTAAAAAAATGTAATATTACTATTATGGCTAAAATGGACAAAGAAGATTTAAAGTACGTTATAAAACGTTCTAAAAAGTTATTTCAAGGTGAAGAGATACCAAAAGTTCACGGTTACGAAGGAGAAGTTGAAGAACTTATTATTCGTCAACCTGGTGAAATATGGACAGATAAAGACGGAAAAGAGTGGAAGCAAGTCGGAAGCAATTCTAAAGTCAGAACCGAGACCATGATGGACAAGGTAAGAAAGACGTTGCGTGAAGCACCAAATTGCCCAAAGAAAATGTGTACGGTTGATCCAACTAAGAATTTAGATAAAAGAATGCTGGCTATGAAAGGTATGTGCTTTGATTGTGTACAAGAACATGAACAAAAACTAAAAGACGAAGGTAAGTATGAAGCATATGAAAAAAAGACAATGCTTGAAAATGAACTTAGTTTTTTATCAGACACTAAATCAAAATTAGTTGAATCAAAAGAGCATATAACCAACGACCCTAGATTTCTAAATGAAGATGGTTCTCTTGAGCAATGGAACATTCCAAATAAAACAGAACTTATGAAAGATTTAGAATCTGATTTAAAAGAACTTGAAAACAGACTTTCTGAAGTTGAAGAAAGTCTGACTGAATATGCTGATATGAAATTCTAAAAGTTTCAACGATACCTTGAACTTTTTTATATTATAGAAAATTAAATACATATATATTTATCCTTAATGGCAGACGGTCAAAAAATGCCCCTGAGGGAAATAATAAAACAAGAGTATACTGCGTGTTTAAAATCACCTATATACTTTATGAAAAAGTATTGCAAGATTCAACACCCAACACTTGGAACTATACCGTTTCATTTGTATGAATTTCAAGAAAAAACTTTAGAAAGTTTTAAAGATGAACAATTTAACATTGTTCTAAAAGCACGTCAGATGGGAATATCCACACTGGTATCTGGATATGCTTTATGGTTAATGACATTTTTTACCGATAGATCAATTCTATGTATTGCTATTAATCAAGAGACTGCTAAAAATATTGTTACTAAGGTAACTCATATGTCAGAAAATCTTCCTAGTTGGTTACGAAGTGAATGCACCGAAAAAAATAAACTAAGTATGCGTTTTAAAAACGGAAGTAGTATTCGTGCAGCTTCAAGCAGTGTAGATGCATCACGTTCTACTTCATTGAGTTTACTTATCGTGGACGAGTGTGCGTTTATTACAAACATGGAAGATATATGGACTGCATCGCAGTCAACAATTACAACAGGTGGTCGTTCTATTTTGCTATCTACTCCAAATGGTATTGGTAACTTCTTTCATAAAACTTGGGTTGGTTCAATGGATGGATCAAATGAATTTAATCCTATAAATTTACACTGGTCACTTCACCCTGACCGAGATCAAGCATGGAGAGATTTACAAACTAAAAACTTAGGTGAAAAAGACGCTGCACAAGAATGTGATTGTGACTTTATATCCAGTGGTCGTTCGGTTGTTGATGCCAGTTTGATAGATTGGTACAAAGATACAATGATGAAGGAACCTGTTGAAAAACGTGGAGCAAATAAAGAGTATTGGATATGGGAATATCCAAATCACACAAAAGATTATGTAGTCGCAGCTGATGTTGCACGTGGTGATGGTCGTGATAAAAGTGCGTTTCATGTGTTTGATGTAGAAAATGTAAAACAAGTTGCCGAATTTAAAGGAGAAGTTGAAACTAAAGATTTCGGTAATCTGCTTGTTGCAGTTGCAAGTGAATTCAATGGAGCATTACTTGTAGTGGAAAACGCAAACATAGGATGGGCAGTTCTCCAACAAATCATAGATAAGGGGTATAGTAATTTATACTACACACAACGAGACTACCAGTACATAGACGAATTTACACAACATACTAATAAATTAAATAGGCAAGAAAAGAAGCAAGTTCCTGGATTTACAACATCAATCAAAACAAGACCTTTGATTATAAGTAAAATGGAAAGTTACATTCGTGAAAAAGAAGTTGAGATTGTTTCAGAGAGAACCTTAGATGAGTTGTTTACATTTGTATGGAATGGTCAAAAAGCAGAGGCAATGCAAGGATACAACGATGATTTGGTTATGAGTTTATGTATTTCATTATGGGTACGAGATACTGCATTAAGATTCAGGTCCGAGAATGTTCAATCTCAAAAGTCGTTGTTTGACTACATGGGAAGTACAACTAATTTAAATGTTGGAGAACGATTTGCAAATTCTGGATTGAAACACAATCCATATGAAATGAAAAACCCACATGGTGGAACTGAAAATTTAGATTGGTTATTAAAGTAGGAAAAGCATATGAAAAAAACGTCAAATATACTCGTAGCATTTAGTTTATTATTAACAAGTAGTTGTGCAACTCAATCACTATTGCCAACACAGGGGGTATATACAGAGTCTTCGTTTGAAACTTATACGCAAGTTGAAGAATTAGTTGCCGGAATTGTTCCGGGTGAAACCAAGTATTCTTATTTAGTTACAATGGGTCTTGATTTGGAAAATATACCTAATGTTAAACGTTTAACTTATCTTGATGTAATGACAAAGTTTAACTTAGATAGTCCGTCTAGATATACATTATTCAACAAAATAGAACTTCCTGTTGGAGTTTTGAAGACATTAGCTGCAAGAGAAAGTGGGTTGGCGTACGAACTTAATTTAGAAAGATTAAAAAATCAACGGGAAGGTAGTTTATTTTTAGATATGCTTAACTTTAGAAAAAATGTGCATATAACTGGATGGAATATAAATGTTCTTATTCTCGTTGTAGATGACACGGTTGAGTATGTTTTGTTTTCAGGAGAAAAAAATATTGATCGTCATGAACGTGAAAGAAATCCACTCGGACCCTTTCAAGGATTTGATGGTGGGGATATAATTGGTGCAGCTAGTGAACTCCGGTGATATGTATATACTTGTTGACAAATAGATACACATCTTTTATAATCATATAATTTACAAGGTTACATAAACATGGCAGACGAAACTAAAACAAAAAAACTACTACGAGGACTGAAAAGATTATTTTCATCTGATGTTGTTGTTAGAAATGTGGGTGGGAAGAAATTAAAAGTTGTAGATACTGATAATATTCAACACTCATCCAAGACTAAAGACCGTTATGGTCGTATGCACACTTTGTATAGTGATTATGCAAGCAAGTATAATAACATAGGATTTAACACCGCACGATTGGAGTTATTCTCAGATTATGATACAATGGAGAATGATCCTATAATTGCAAGTGCATTGGATATTTATGCAGATGAGTGTACTACTAGAAGTGAATTTGGTGATGTTCTGAGAATTTCTAGTCCCGATTCTAATATCAAAGGTATCCTTGAAAATTTATTTTATGAAATATTAAATGTAGAATTTAATCTATGGGGATGGACACGTAATATGTGTAAATATGGTGATTTTTATCTCAATCTACAAATTGAACCAGATTATGGTATACTAAATGTAAGACCGGTTTCTACCTATGAAATGACACGGATTGAAGATTTAGATCCAGAAAATCCTAACTATGTAATGTTTAAGCAAGAGGGTTCTATCAATGAAAATTATGAAAATTATGAAATTGCTCACTTTAGAATGCTCGGTGATAGTAACTTCTTGCCATATGGAAAAAGTGTAATTGAACCTGCCAGAAGAACATGGAAGCAACTTCAACTTATGGAAGATGCCATGCTTATTCATCGTGTTATGAGAGCACCTGAGAAACGAATGTTTTATATAGATATTGGTAACATTCCACCAAATGAAGTTGATAACTTTATGCAAAAGGCAATCAACAAAATGAAAAAAGTTCCATTTGTAGATGAACAGACAGGAGACTATAATTTAAAATTTAATTTACAAAATATGACAGAAGATTTCTTTATGCCAGTTCGTGGTGGTGATAGTGGAACTCGTATTGAAAATCTAGGAGCAATGACATACGATGGAACAGATGATATTGAGTATTTAAAAAATAAAATGATGGCTGCATTGAAAGTTCCAAAGGCATTTTTAGGTTATGATGAAAGCATAACGGGTAAAGCAACCTTGGCTGCCGAAGATATTAGATTTGCCAGAACAATAGAACGAGTACAGCGTATAACAATAAGTGAATTGACAAAAATTGCGATAGTTCATTTATATTCTCAAGGATATACAGATGCAAAACTTGTTGATTTCAGTTTACAACTAACTAATCCATCTACTATTTTTGAAGAAGAACGAATCCGAATTTTTAGTGAAAAGCTAAATACTGCACGTGATATGGTTGATGCAAAGTTCTTTTCCAAAGAGTGGATTTACAATAATATTTTTAATTTATCTAATGATGAACAAGAAGAAATTAGAAATTCATTCGTAGACGATGCCAAAGAATTTTATAGATTGGAGGCAATTCAAAATGAAGGAACTGATCCTGCTGATCCAAATACATCCGATGAAAGTGGAGAAGAAGAAAATTCATGGGGATTTGGTAAGTTTGATGAAATGACTGACGAAGAGAAGGCAAGAGTGAAGGAGAGAGAAAAAGAAGAAAAAAAGAGAAAAAATGCTGATAAAGAATACGATCATCCTGATGATAAACCTATGGGTAGAGACCCACTCGGTCGTGATGAACGCAAAGTATCGGGTCGTTCGTGGTCAGAGAGTCCTTTGAAATTAGAGTCTGATTTACAAAAACTTGATCAATTTTTAAACAAGTCTCCCACCAAAACTAACAACAAAGAAAAGCAAATTATATCAGAATCTAATGAAGTGACTGATTTAAAACAAGAATTAAAAGATATAGTTAACGATTCTGATTATAAAGTGGAAGATTCAAAATAATTAAATATTTTAAGAAAATAAACAATAATTATATTTATATCCATATTTATGTTTGTATACATTATCTAGATAAAATTTTCACGTGAAAAAATTAAAACACAGTAAATTCAAAAATACCGGAATTTTGTTTGAATTATTAATCAGACAAATAACGGCTGATATACTCGATAGTAACGAGTCAGCTGCCAATAAACTTGTAAAAAAATATTTCGCGGAAGACACAGACCTTGGTAAAGAACAAAGGTTGTATCAAGTGCTTATGGAAGAAACTACGAAATCTGAAGGTTCTGCATATAAACTAGTCGATGCGGTAGTCGGTGAGCACAAAAAACTAGATAACCGAGTTTTATCAAGACTTAGATATGAACTTGTTAAGGAGATGAAAGATGTTTATCCTATTGATGACTTCTTTCGTTCAAAAATTAGAAACTACAAAACTTACGCAAGTATATATAAATTGTTTGAAGGAAATAAGGTTGATGTTTTTTGTGATCCAAGAGAATTAGTTGAATCTAAAAGTACAATAGTTGGTGGTTTGTGTAAAGACAAACTTGTAAATAATGATTTAGATCAGTTAGAAAATTATGCCCAGCATAATGAAGATTTGAGACTCATCTCGTATAAACTACTTGTAGATAGATTTAACGAAAAGTATAGTGAACTTAACGAAGATCAAAAGTTATTACTTAAAAACTACATAAATAACATCTCTAATACAAATAGTTTAAGAGAATATATTAATGAGCAACTTCCTGTTATCAAAAGCAAAATTGAAAAGTTAAGTAGTAATATTGACGATGATGTTGTAAAGATTAAACTCAATGAAGTTACTTCACAACTCAACAAAGTCAAAGAAGGAAGGGTTGTTAAAGATTCACAAGTTTCTGCCGTATTAATGTCATATGAATTGATAAAGGAACTTGAAAAGAATGGACAATCAAAGAAGTAAATTAAAAAAAATTATTCGTAGTTTACTAGAAGAACTTGTTTCTGAAAAAGAGTTATCGGAAATAAACACAACGGGTAATATAGAGGGATTTCAAACACCCCATGCGTTTAGTGGAAATAATGAAGATGACCACAAAAAAAGCATAAAAGATAAAGCAGAAGTTTTTGACTATAAATCAACTGAAAATAAAAAAAGCAACACCGTTGAATTAAACGAGGGTCGAAGTCTGTATCATTTATTCCGTGATCATCCGGATTTAACACCGAAACAAAAAATAGGTGTAACCATGCGTCAAATCAATAAAAATTTGACCGAAGTGGATAAATTTTTAAATATAGCAACTAAGTTTAAAACCGAAAATAGTATACCAAGTCAGTCGTACTGGAAAACCACAAGTAAATATCTTTTAAAGTTGGATGAAAAGATACAAAGAATAAATCGTAAACTTAAAGAATTGAAGTAGTATGAATATTAACTTTGACGATTTAGAAGATAAAGAAGAAACTGATCCTGCGTTAGATGACTTCAAAGTTGCCATTAAAAGATTTGCTGTATCAGCAAAAAATCTATCAAAATCTACTGAAGGTAAGAAACTTCCATCTGAGCATTGGTCTAGTATAGTTGGTCTTATTAAAAAGTCTAAAATAGCAGTATCAATGATAGAACTTGGAATTGATGATATCGGTAGTTTTAAAGATACAATGGAACCAGATGAGTTGGAACTGAAAAAGACAGGTCCTATAACCAAATCAGATGAAACCGAACCTACTACCTCTGACGATTCCACAACTGCAAACTCTTCAATAGAAAAGCAACCATCTGCATCTGACAAACCAGAACCCAAAGAAAATCCTGATGATGAAGACGAAGACGATGATGATGAAGAAGAGGTGAATGAAGAAGCAAAATCAAAATCCCAACAAAGATTATTTGGAATGGTACACGCATATAATAAAGGTGAACTTAAAAAAAGTGATGTAGATGCAGATTTATTTTCTAAGATAAAGAAAATAGCAAAGGGTATGTCTGATAAAGATTCTAAGAAAATTGCAAAAACTAATCACACAGACTTACCTGAAAAAGTTCCAACTGATGAATATTATGACACATTAAATCATTTAAGCATCTTACTCTCTGAAGAGAATTTTGATAGCATAGAAGGAACTGGTAGTGGATTTGTGGTAGAAACTAACGGAAGATCGCATACAATTGAATTTGATCAAAATTTCTATTTAAAGTCGGATGTATACAATTTTGATCTGGGTGATGACTATGATTTAAAAGAAGTAGTTGATACATTTAAAGGTTTAATAAGACATTCCGACCGAATTTTAAAAAAAGAATACGAAACATTGATTAGATAATTCATTAGAAAAACTCAACTAAATAAAAAATATGTATATACTTATTTAATAACATGGGAAAAAAATTATTAGTTACTACAATGCCGTTTGAATTCACACCTGAGCAGATCAGTGAAAGCATTGAACAAAACTCAGGAAAACTTATTGTTCAAGGTATTCTTCAAAAAGCATCCGAGCAAAATCAAAATGGTCGTGTTTACGAACGATCACTTCTTGAAAGAGAGGCAACTAAGTATAATGAATTGATAGACGACCGCCGTGCATTGGGGGAACTTGATCATCCCGAGAGCAGTGTAGTTAATTTACAGAATGTAAGTCACAATGTTACTAAAATGTGGTGGGAAGGAGAAAGTTTACTTGGAAAGGTTGAGGTACTCGGAACACCATCGGGAAACATTCTAAAAGAGTTATTTAAATCTGGTATAACACTTGGTATAAGTTCACGTGGAATGGGAACAACTCGTGAACATGAAGGTAAAACTCTTGTCAACGATGATTTTGAATTAGTAGCATTTGATTTTGTAAGTAATCCATCCACACGTGGTGCATTTCTTGAACCGGTAAATTTAAATGAATCAGTCTCCGTCGATCCCAAGGTTGTAACAAATGGTCGTGTGTGTACTAAATATTGTAAAATGGAAGGTATTATACATGAAATTTTAGGAGAAATTGGAGATTCAAAATGAGTAACTCTGCAAATCCAAAAAAGTTAATTAAAGAAGTTATTCTTGAGGTATTGAAAGAGGAAAGTGAATTACTTAAAGAATATAATCCTAATACAGATAAATTTTCAGATGAAGGTCTTTCTACAGAACAGAAAAAAATTGCTTCTGAAAAAATTTCAAAGTTTGGAAAGTATCAAAGGTTTATAGCACTTGAAGCAAAGGACATGGATGTTGCCGAAGATATATGTAATATCATAGAGAATGCTTCGCAGTGTATTTTAAATGAAACCGATGATTGGTTTGATGGAATTAGTGTTAAAAGAAACTTAAAGGAAGTTAAAACACTTGCAAAAGATTTTTATAAAACTGCAAAAGAACGACAAGTTTATACACAACGAATGCAAAGTCTTTACGAAGACATGGGTAATATTCTTAATAGATATTTTGAAATAAAAGGAGAAGACAAAAATGAACCGCAATAAACTTAAAACATTCGTTAGAAAAGTTTTACTTGAAAAACTTAATACGAAACCAACTGTAGAAGGTAAGTTGCTAAAAAAGACAATAAGTTTTAGTGGCATAAAACGTGAAAGTGTATGTGAAGGAACAATTGAAGATATTAATGAATTTGCTTCGGCTAATAATTTAAAGTTTACAATGTCCGAGGATTCTTATTTTGGTGGTCATTATTTAGACGAAATGACTTCGTATGAATTTCAACCAAATCCTGAGTTCTATGGTGAACTGATGGAAACTTCTATGTCTGCACGTGAGCAACTTGCTAGAATATGTGGAACAAACGATCAAGTTTTGGCCGAAGTAGATGTGAGCAACATTGAAAATCTAGTAGATTTCATTTTCACAAACGAATCTTTTTGCGAAGAAAAAACTAACTTAGTTTTTGAGCAGATAGAAACTCAAGTAAATGAAAGAATGTATGATAAAACTCAATTTACACGTTTGTTTGAATATTTGATTAAACAATCATGTGAAGTATTTGTTGAAGAATCAATTGAATTAACAGAATCTGAACACAAGTATGCGATTCAATTGATATCAAACCGATTTTTTAAAAACCGAAACACTACAACGAACGAAGAAATAGAACCCAAAACTGAATGTGGCAAAAAGTCATTTTCAACGGGTAGTGCATTTGAAAATATGCAAAGAATACAATCAGGACACCAAATGTTTTTATAAGGAACTTAATAAAATGAAAATAACAAAATCAGAACTCAGAGAAATTATCCAAGAAGTCGCAGATGAAATGGGACTATTTGAAGGCTTAACCGCTGCACAAGAAAAGTTACCAGAACCTCTTAAAAAAGCAATTTTAAAGAAACAAGGAAATTCAAGTGATTCCGAAGAAACGGAAGAAAAAGAAGATGTAGAAGAAGGTTTAACCGCTGCACAAGAAAAGTTACCAGAACCTCTTAAAAAAGCAATTTTAAAGAAGCAAGGAAATTCTGACGATTCATCTGACGAAGAAGAAAAAGAAGATGTAGAAGAAGGTTTAACCGCTGCACAAGAAAAACTTCCAGAACCTCTTAAAAAAGCAATTTTAAAGAAACAAGGAAATTCAGACGATTCATCTGACGAAGAAGAAAAAGAAGATGTAGAAGAATCAATTGAAGAAGGAAATGCGTTTGGAGCAGCGGTAAAGGCTGCACGTGATAATGGTGATTCTGAATTTCAAGTAGGTGGAAAAACATATCAACTCAAAGAAAAAGTTACAGAAGAAGTAGAAGACACCGAAGAATTTACAGGTGAAGAAGACGAACTTGAAGAAGGTGTATGCGAAACTTGCGATGAAGATGACGAAGATGTAGAAGAAGGTAACGCATTTGGAGACGCAGTAGCAAAAGCAAAAGAATCAGGTGAAACTGAATTTGAAGTTGGTGGTAAAACCTATAAAGTTCGTGAAAACTGGTCAAAAATAACATTATCTGAAAAGTTAGATAGAATTTTAGGAAACCGTCAAGTTCTTTAATATTTTTAAAATAATTCAAAAAAACTTAAAAAAGAGTGGTTTTCCACTCTTTTTTTTTATAATAATTTCATTTTTTTAATATTTTTGTATTTAAGTATATATTTATCTATCAAAATGCTTCCACGTTTATTGGAAACAATTAAAGGTTTCAAGATTACATTAAGGTCCACAATGACTTTAGAAAAAATAGGAAATTAAAACACATGAGTAAATTATTAAAAGAAGCTATTGCTGATGCGAAAGCAGTTCGTGAAACTGCACTTGCTAACGCTCGTCTTGCTCTTGAAGAAGCATTTGCACCTAGACTGCAAAGTATGCTTACCAAGAAACTCCGTGAGGAAGAGGCAGAGTTAGATGGTGTAGAAGATGAAGTTGAAGTTTCTGACGAAGTTGAAGAGGGTTCATACTCTGAAGATGACGCAGAAATTGAAGAGCCATCTGCTGAAGATGAAGTCGAAGAAGGTTCATACCTTGAAGATGACGAAGAATCTGATGAAGAAGTTGCTGACGTAGATGCTGAAGAAGCACCTGCTGAAGATGAAGTTGCTGACGAAGCACCTGAAGTAGAAGATGAAGTAGAAGACGAAGAAGAAGAAGATCTTGAAGAAGATTCTTTTGACTTGGATTCTATTATCGCTGAACTTGAGAGTGAGTTGACAACCGAAGAAGAAGAAGGTGAAGAAGAATCCGAAGAAGAGGATGTTGAATCTGTTGAAGAACAATCTGATTCATCCGAATTAGGTATTAAAGGTGAAGAACACGTAAACATTGCTGATAGTGATGATGAAGAACTTACCGATGATACTGAAGTTCAAAGTTCAGAAGTAGGAAATGAAGATGACGAAATGCCAAAGGTAGCAGACATTGACGAAGAAATTGATATTGAAATCGTTGATGAAGAAGCAGCTGCTGGTGATGAATCTGACGAACCAACTGCAACTGAATCTGATGAAGAACTTGCGTTTCCAACAAACGAAGCAGAAGACTGCAATCAAGGTGGTGACATCGGTGAAGACGATGAAGAAATCAACCTTGAAGAAATTCTTAAAGAACTCGAAGATGAATCATCTTTGGAAGACGAAGAAGCAGACTCCGAACTTGAGGAAATAAAGGCAACAAACAATAAGCTTCAAAAAGAAAACGAAGAATACCGCAAGGTCTACAAATATTTGCGTGGTAAATTGAATGAAGTTAATCTTTTAAATGCTAAATTGCTTTACACAAATAAATTGTTTAAGGCACACGTATTAAACGAAGATCAAAAACTAAAAGTAGTAGAAAGTTTTGACCTCACGAAGAATGTTCGTGAAGCAAAACTCGTTTACGCAACATTGGGTGAATCCTTTCGCACAACTGGTACAAAAACACAACCAAAGGTAAAAGAAGAGGCAACTCCGAAAGCACCAAAGGCAGTTAGAAAATCATTGTCAGAAGGAATGGCATCTAAAGCAATCAAATCAACAAAACCATCAAAGCAGATTTTGACGGAAGGCGATCAACTCGCAAATCGTTTCAAGAAACTTGCAGGAATTGTTTGATCAAACAATCACAAAATTAAAATAGGAAAAATATACAATGAGCGAAATTAGTAAATTGTTAAGCGAAAGTCAGAATCCTCAAGCTAGACTCATGCAGGAAACTCGTGGTCTTGTCTCTAAGTGGGAAAAAACTGGACTTTTAGAAGGTATCAAAACTGATACAGAAAAGAGTGGTATGTCCATTCTTTTAGAAAATCAAGCAAAGCAGTTGATCGATGAATCAACACGCACCGGTACAGGTGGGGGTAACGAAGAATGGAGTGGAGTAGCACTTCCTTTGGTACGTCGTGTGTTCGCAGAAATCGCATCAAAGGAATTTGTTTCGGTTCAACCAATGAATCTTCCATCAGGATTGATCTTTTACTTAGACTTTAAGTATGGAACAGACCAATCACTTCAAGGTGGTAACGGAAGTCTCTTCGGTGGATCATCAGACGCAAAACTCGGTTCAACCGACAAAGCAGAAGGTGGTCTTTACGGATCAGGTCGTCATGGTTACTCAATCAATGACAAGAAAGTTACCGTTGCAGTTGGAGACGCAATTCCATCTGACGCAGACTTAGAAGGCATTCGTGCATTCCAAGTTGACGGTGCACAACTTGTTCTTGATGGCGACAACAAGATGACTCAAGCAGGAGAACTCCAGTATCATGCACAAACAACTGCGGACAACCGTGGTGACTTTGAAGATAAACTTGGTGATTCCGAAGACGCAGCTGACACAGGACTTCAAAAAGATGTCGGTATTCCAGAAGTTAACTTGGAACTCAAAAGTGAACCAATCGTTGCAAAGACACGTAAGTTGAAAGCAGTTTGGACACCGGAGTTGGCACAAGACTTAAACGCATACCATAGTATTGACGCAGAAGCAGAATTGACTTCTCTTCTTTCCGAGTACGTTTCAATGGAAATTGATTTGGAAATTCTTGATATGCTTATCGTTAACGCACAC